GTTGTATCAACCACGGCAATAACAAGATCATTGCCATCTGTTGCAACGATTTCTTTACCTGGTGTCCATGCGGTCCACGAGGTAAGGTCTTCATCGTATGCAGGAAGTGCAACTGTTGCCCCTGTCTTGAACATGTAATTCTGTCCAGTTAACAGATTACCTGATACTACAACTGCTGTTGAGCCAGCTGCAGATCCAAGAACTGATGTCACAACGATTGTTCCGAGAACGCCTTCAATATTCAAGACGTTTGCTCCAGAACCTGCGAAGTCACCTGTTATACCAATCTTATCATCTGCTGCCAGAGAAAACTTAAGATTTTCAACGAATGCAGTGCCTTCGAAATAGGTTGTATCATCAAGATATATACCTACCGTAAGCAGTGTATCGTTTGCGTATGCCAGATAAAGATCATGCTGTGAGTTGCCTGAAGCAAAAGCTGAAGTACCGTCGATTGAAGCTGACCAATCTTTTATAGCCGGAACTTTTTCTTTGTACTGCATACCAAAAGCTATGACCTCTATAATTTCTTTAGTGAGCTCCAGATCTACTCCGGAAATATAACATAATACTTCTGGAGATGTACCGAGCTTAATACTAGCTGTTAAACCTGTGAAAGGTGATTCCATTTTCTTTCTCCTTTACTTTAAAATTATTTTATAATACCCTTTAAATAAATGTAGTTTGTTTTCATCGCGTCCTACATATTTAAACATTCCCACGGACGTTGCGCCCATGTTTTCTACTGTCAACTTACTTCCAATTGAAGTCCACACTGCGATACTATCTGCTTGAGCATCTTCATAAGAAGCTGCTCGACAGGTTATCGTAATAATTGTAAAGTACAAAGGACTTGAAGAACCCATGAAAGATACTTGCTTAAAGTCGTCTTCTTTTCTATCAGAATCCCTACCAAGTCTTAATGATATGAATCTTGAAGGAGTGTTCTTATCAACAGACGGAGGAAGTAGTCCATATACTATTGAAGTATCTGTTACCACCTGACTACCGAATGTCTTTAATAATGTATCCATCGTTATCATGTAAATGCCTCATACCCTTCAACTACGCCTTTTAAATTAATTAACGTGTTTACTTCTTTAACAATTACGTCATCCAGTTTGTCAACAAAGACCTTAAGTACATATTTACCCATTTGACTAAAGGGTATCATGTAAAACGACTGCGTTAAACAAACTTCTCCATGCTGTCCTGTAATCAACTTCTGCATGGGTTCTTTTCTACAATGAATCTTTTTACTCGACCCTTCCATAGGATCACCATATTCATTCAACTCACCGGAGATCGTACATACAACAGTTTGATTCGCATATCTATCTAATGCTGACATATGTCATATCCTCCTGATAAGAAGTCATATAAAACTCTTCTCGTATCATCACTAACAGTATTGAGAGGGTCGACAGAACTTGAAGACCCGACATATGTTTCCGAAAGATGACCTATAGAAAAGCTCTTAACTCCTTTTTTCCTTTGATCTGATAAAGCACCTCCAATAGCAAGTGCTTCAAGTACTTCAGCTGCCATTACCCCGTCAACAGGAACGAGATGCCTATTTATATAACGGGGAAATGCAGTTGTCTGAATAGTGGTTGCTTTACGTCCTACAAAAGGAAGTCTTTCAATATTCTCGAAGGCTCTCGTGAGCAATACAGTCTTATCAGTATCTTCAAGTCCACTCCAAAACGTAAACTCTTGAGATGACTGGAGGAAATGATCATCGATATAATCGTTAGCATCCTCTATTGAATTGTAGCTCATTTTGTGTCTCCTTATCTAGATAATTGTACAATTTCCATTTCTTTGGATCTCAACGGAATCGTTCCGTCAACATCGATTGTTATTCCCTGATCGAGTTGAAGTCCTGCATATCTATCCTGAACGCTCTGAGGCATGGTAGCCATGAAAGCTGTTATCCAAGCACCCGTTACGACATCAGGAAGGATAGTAGTGTTTCGCTCGACAAGTCTCGCATCAAGTGTGTACTCAAACTCTGTAGCTCCATTATCGAAAGATAAGACAAGCTTTCTTTCGAAGGGAACTATTCCAGCATTTATATATACACCTATATATTCGACACCCTCCACAATAAAATCCGGACCAGTCATACCTGCAGAGGCAAGAGCATTGCCATCCCAAGCATACTTTATTTCCGTATAAACTGTTTCAGCAGGTATAACAGCACCGATACCGATCCAATAGCCCATAGCGCCTGCACCATTTTTATGATACATTAGCTTCTCTGCTACCAAGGTAATTATCCCAGTTGCTTTATCCTGAGATACACCACCATTCGCAAACAAATCAGCATCTGGTATCAAGTCTCCGGTGTCATGCAGTGGAGCCCATACTACATCATTTTGATCGTATGCCATTATTTACTCCTCTCTTTTGTCTAAGCGACAAAAGCACCTGTTCTAATGAATGAAGCATTGTAGCCATTCGGAAGCATCCAAAGGTCATGATATATCCTATGATCTACAGACCAAGCATTCAATGTCTGATTTTCATCAGGACTGAATACTCTTACTTTATCCTGCTTCATAACTGCTATCGGAGCGCTCATTGGTGTAATAAGCCACTTGATATCTTTAGCACCACCCGCTACTGCGAAACCACCAGCTGTCTGTCCTACTGAAGTTCCATCATAGAAAGTATATGCTGTCTTAAGTCTTGAACTAGGCATAATGAAGAACGGATTCCCATCTATACCTCTGAGCTTAAGGTTAGCCATTCCGTTGTTAACAGTTACATAATCGAGATTATGTATCCATTCCTGACCGAAATAAGCCTGAGTTGTTGCTGACATCATGATAGCGAATCTGATTCCGGTACCATATACATCCTGCAGTGCTGTAAGGTCATCCGCAAGTGTCTGCGTTATAACAGCCTTGCTTATATTAGCATCACTAACTGCTGCTGGTTTCTCTGCGAGTACGGTACTGTATATCTTGCTTATACGATAGCTGTCGATTTCAGGTATAACCCAATCTCTATTATAAGCTGAGAGTACATTTGCTACTGACAGAATAAATCCGGTCTCGTCATTATCAATGAAATCGATAACGAACTTACGACCTCTATCCTGTGTCATTTCGTACTGCTTTTTCTCTGCGTCCGCATAGCCTGTAACATAACCGAGATTTCTATCATAGTTCGCCATACCTTGTACTGTCATAGATCTGAAGTACATGTACTTGCCGCCCTTATATGTTCCATCAAGCTGTGCTGCGTTTGCATCCATCCATGATGTCTGTGATCCCCACACGTACTGTTGATACAGTCCGGGAAGAACTTTTGTTTGAACTAAATTTGTCAAATTGTGAGGCATTCTTTTTTCTCCTTCTTACGTATTATTTTACTTCACTTGAAACTGGAAATGAGAAGACACCTGCTAAAGCTTTATCAATAGCACTATCTACATTTCCTTCTTTGCCACCACTCTTACCTGTTCCATCTGGAACGAAATCTGTAAACAATGCTGGCTTACTTTCTTTCCAACCTTTAACGAAATCTTCTATACCATCCACATCTCCCTTTGCATTAAACTTAAGAGTGTCTTTTGCAATCTTCGGTGAATCGTATATCAGTTCTGCATCAAGAGCTCCTGCTGCACGTAGTTTTGACAGAGCTACGTCTCTGATCTTCATACCAGTCATCTGAGTATCAAATTGCGTTGTAAGTTCAGTTTCCCTAGCTTTAACGGCTGCATTGATATCTTCCTGAGTGAACTGTTTTGAAGTATCGTCCTTCTGTTCAAGCTCATCTACACGAGCCTTTAAGGTGTTCTTTGTGTCATTAACGGTTTTAAATCTTTCATAGGGCACAACGCTCCAATCAAAATCATCACCAACTTCTGCCTCAATTAACGCCATTGTCTCGGGTTTAAGTGCTTTTCTCAGTTTCTCTAAAAATCCCTGTGCCATTTACTTCCTCCTATTTAACGTCTGTCGACGATTTATGTCAATCCTGTTTAACAGGATTTGCATTTGTTATACCTTTTTTACTACCTTTAGCTGATGCAACTTGACCCTTCTTAGGACCAGGTCCTGCATTCTTCTGTTCTGGATTTGCTGCATCTAAGTTTGCTTGTTCTCTTTCAGCTAACTCTTGTGCACGCTCATCTATTCTTGTAATCCACTCATCTGCTTCAGCACTAGAGATCTTGAGGAATCTCATAATTGCTTCTTTCAGAGGCATCAATGTATTTTCACCACATGCAAGCTTAGCATTTTCAATTTCTTCTCTAGGATCATCAGGAATACCATCTTTCCAACTAATAGTTATTTCCTTAATTTCAAGTTTCTTTTCATATCCTATAGAAGTTAAAATAGACACCAATCTCCTGGTTTGTCTAGTAAGTGCATTTGATATACGTCTTGCTTTATCAAGAGGTGTTACCATCTTGAAACGCATCGCAGCTCCGCTAACAGCTTGAAAAGTACTATCACGTGCTCCTGCTAATGCGGATCCCATTTCACTAAGTATATACAATTGATCTACAAGAAATTCCATTTCTTTAAATGCTGCTTCAAGTTGTCCATCCCATACAAGATATGACGGAGGATTATCTTCCGCCTGTGTCGCATAATACTTACCGGGCTTGAATACCAATTTACCAGTAGTGCTATCTTTCTCAAGTAATGAAGCCGGTCCTGTTAAAATAGGATCAGCATGTTTATCAAGTATAATACTTACTTGCGCTACACGTGCCGCAAGCTCTGACAAAATAGCATCTATACTCATATAATCCTCATCGCCGAATATAGTATCTGTTACTTCATATGATCTCAGATGTATTACAGCATTTCTTTCAAGTCCCGTATTTATTCTTTTTTCACTAACTAAAGAAGTAATACCCCATGTATCTCCTGAAACTTTAAATGTCTTCTCTGTATAAAAACCTGTATCATGTATCTGTGCAACAAGATAATAATCAGGCTCTAAACTTGTACTACGATTCTCAATCCAACATAATACGTTTTGTAAAATTGTATTAGTACCATCCTGTGATACTATTGGAATCCATTGAGCAGGATCCCACACTGTAAATGTATACTTACCATTTTCTTTATATATACGCCATATAGCATCGCCGTATCTACTCATATCTATTACAGTAGAATACATCTTTGCATCAAAGTTAACATCATCTCTAATATCATTAAGCATATCAGTATCTTTATCATCTTTACTTGTTATATTAGGATACTCTCCGCAAACAAGGTCTGCCATCTTTAAAGTCATTAACTTGGGATATGCAAATACAACAGCAAATGATATAACATCCTCAAAATTACCGACTACACGAGATATTCTTTTAATATATTCCGCATACTCTTCAGGTATATCAGTATGAAATAAACTCTTATTTATATCATAGTTATGAAAACGGGCACGTTCATTTAAAGGCGGAAAGCATTGTCCCGGCGCTAACCAAGCCAGATCATGTTGCATTTTCGCTTTATCAAATATACCAAATTCTCTACTATCCATTATCTGTACACTCCTGATAATCTATTCTTTGCGAAAGTATATATCCCATATCTATCCGAATCACATGCATGATCCCTTATCTTTAACGGCTGGTCAATACCCACTAACTGTGCCGTAGAATCCCACGAGTATGAGTTATACTCTTTAATAGTGTTTACACACGAAGGATCAATAATATATTCTCCGTTCTGTAACATATTACCAACTACTCTTATACCGTTAATAACATCATTGTCGGCATTACATACTCTATAGCCGTCTCTAATTAGTTCAAGCTTCCACGATGATGCTGACGGATCTACATATACCATATATACTCCGCCACACATTTCAACTTCCGGGTATTGCTTCAACCATAAATTAAAGTCGGCTAAAAATTCACTATCTGTCTTTTGTACCGGATTCATCGAGGCTGCTACATCATAATAGTATTCAGCCCTTTTATAAATCTTTCCACTTGCAAAACATGCCAGTAGGGACCAACTAGTAACTGAGGATGTGCCGTAGTCGCAGGAAACTATGAATGCAGTGACAGGATCAATTTTTTCTCCAGGCTCCAACTTCAGTTCAAGTATTTCTTGATTAAGTGGTGTTGGAATGGGAATGCTTCTCACATGTGTATCCTCGTTGAACATATCATAGATCATACCTTCAGCAACCACCCACAGTCCTAGTATAAATCTTTTATAAAACACGCCAAAGTACATTTGCTTTAAGGACTTCATAAACTCTGCATTAAGATTTGGATTATCATCCATCGTGAAATGCCAAACCTTCTTATTCGTAATACCATTGTTCATTATATAATTCGTATAGAACCAATGATACGGTGAATCTGGATTACAGTTACAAAAACAACAAGCACCATCTACAGACATACGAGCCATTAACTGAGCGAAGAAACTTTCTGGATACAAGTTAGCCTCATCACAATATGCTCCAGCTATCGTTGCACCTCTTATCTTCGACTCTGCATCTTCATTATTAGCCCCTACACAGTATATTCTACGTCCAAAGAGTAATAATTCACCTTGCTGTTTATTTACCCAATGGAAATTTTGTTCACCTACTATGTCTCGAATATCATTTAGTACATTCCTCTGTAATGTCGATACAGTCTTACCTACCATGATCAAATCGCCCTGCGGTCCTGTTACTATATACTCTAACCACCTTACAGTACAATTAACTGTTTTAGATGACCTAACGGATCCATGGGCTATATTTAATCTGGCATGTGAATATTTAATAAAATTCAACGCTTTAGGACTAAATTTATTAAATACTATCATCTGGTTTATCCTGAGATGAATTTGCTATAGCAGTTACCAAAGCACTTAAGCCATTCAACGCAGCATTTGAATCACCATTTAAAGCACCATTCATCTTTGTAAGTAAATCTACAGAACTACGTATTTCAGCACCAATACCTAAATATAACTCAACAGTAGCCTTACCGATTTTATGTAAGGTAGGATCTTCAACTGTACTTGTTCTTAATATACTTCTTATTTGCGTACCTAAAATTAAAAGAGTGGATTGATAATCCATAATAGTATTACGGATATATTCTCCCTCTTTAAATCTTATTTTCTCCACTAATGTAGACGGCTCAGCTTTAGGATCTTCTTTTGCTGCAATGAGACTATTATGCATAATTGAATGTACTTGAAGATCAAGTACTTTCACATTGTATTCTTGTGCTATTTGATCAAGGCCAACTTCAGCAGTACGACAAAGGAGTTTTTGTTCTATTTCTTCACGTTTGTCATGATTACATATTGGACATGCCATAACTTTCTCCCCTTTCAATCAGTAGTCTTGCTTTTCCTATCTTATATCTTTATTATAGAGTATATAAAAGGGTAACACACCCCCGGTTATTTTGTATACAAATGCTCTTACCATCAGTTATAAACAAGGAGCTTGAAGAGATGGGAAAACGACTCGGAACAGGCCGCGCAGGTCTAAATGGTTAATGAAATGAAATGAAATGGAATGGAATGAATAAAGAAGGAGAATAGATGGACTTAAAAACGAATGACGTAATCAATTTATATGGTGCCCATGTACTTATGCATTGGTTTTACTCAAAAGGTGACAGTGACGGTGAAGAACGACATAAGATCGAAGCCGTTGTGTCCAAGAGGGTTGAATGGACGCAAATTTTTTTTGATGCCAGTAGTACGGGCGGTACGGGTAAGTGTAGCGGTGGAAGTGAAGAGTTAATGAGAAAGTTAACGAAGACAGCAG